GTAGGTGCTTCGTCGGTAGGTGCTTCGTCGGTAGGTGCTTCGTCGGTAGGTGCTTCGTCGGTAGGTTCAACGGTAGGTGCTTCGTCGGTAGGTTCAACGGTAGGTTCAGCAGCTACTTCTTTAGACCTTTTATGCACCTTGTAAACGATGCCGTCTCGCTCTTGCTCAACGAAGTTGGTGGGGTCTGCTTCGGCTAAAGCGTCTTCGATTTGTTTTTCAGACAATGTCCCGGCATCTTGATTTCGGGACAAAAAGCCGCGAAGACCCCCTCGTACCTCTGACAAGTCGTCATCTGAAATGATTTTAACAGTAGTTACAGGACCTACAATATTTCTGGCATCGATTATGACGCCGTCTTCAGAAACGATGTAGCCATCGGGATAGTTAACATCTAAAACAGCGTGGTTAGCTCCTCTAACAAACCGCATCTTAATCCCGTCTCTTTCGGGATCTAATTGCTCTACAGTCGGCATATCGGAAGACGTTGTTATCTCAACCGGTTTGTAATCCTTAGGGGCTTTTTTTGTGTCTGAGTCCCCATCAACAACGTTTTCAACACTGCCCTCATTTTCTAAGCCTTTAGAGGCATCAAACGAAGCTTTTTCTTCGTCAGTAGCGGGTCTATACTGACCTGTAGCGTCATCGTGAATAAACAAAGACCCGTCTTTGTTTTGAACGTAAACCAACTCAGTGTCCAAATCAATAAACTCGGAAGCGCTGTATAGATCTTTCTCAGCTAAAAGCTCTTCTGCCTCATCAGGAAGCAAAAACTTTAATTCGCCGTCTTTCTCCACGTAACTAAACAAGCCGTCTTTGTTTCTAAGACCCCCCAGCACCTCTTCCGTAGGAAAAACGGTAAGCTCTACAATCTCGCCTGTTCGGCCATGGTTAAAAAAACCATAGTCCTTGTAATCTCCTCGGCGGTGCTGAGTTCCCCACGCGGCGATTGCAAAACGGTCATCTGCCCCCTCGACGTACCTGTCTACAAAACCATCTCCGTCATCATCGAAAGTGGCTCCCAACCGCATGAGATCGTAGCCATTATCCTCAGCCCAACCGCTTTCTCTCAAGATACGAACTACTTCAGCTTGTTTATTAGCCTCTGGTCCCTTGATGTTCCTAACGCTGCTCCAGTATCTGAGTTCGTTTAGCAAGATCTCTCTTGTAGGGTCTGAAGACAATGCGTCAATCTCAGCACGCATCACTCGTTGACTTCTGCCCCCAGACGCTAAGTCGTTTAAAATGTCATTGGCGTCTGAAGTAAAATCACTAGGGCTAAGCGCCGTTCCTTTTTCTAAACCGTCTTTTAGAGCATCGACCTTTACCTGAGCTTTTATAAGCTGCTCACTTCTTTGGTTTTGCTGTCTAATAGTTTTGTTAGCATCGCTGATATAACTCGTGAGGATGTTACGGGTGGCGGCGTCTTTTATAGTAGTTGTAAACTGAGCGTCGGTTTGAAAAGTACCATCTGCGTTTCTTACAAGAACGCCTTGCCCAAAACCCTCTTCGATCATTTGCTGTAGAGTACCAGCGGCTGAGTTACGCCGAAGGGCTCTGGAGTTCGCATCGTCAAGACTACCAACCCAAGAGCCCCATGCTGCTTGTAATCGGTCTGTTTTCTGAGCACCTGCGTTGACAGCCGCGCTTCTTGCAATCTGAAGAGCCCTGTTATCAAACAGAGCGTTGGCATCTGCTAACGCTGTGCTAGCCTCTGAAAGCTCAACCTCTAAAGCCGCAACGTAGTCTCGTTGCGCGTTATAGTCGTCAAGCTTTATCTTAGACAGGTCTATTCTAAATTTATTTAAGGCTTCTGCAGCTTCTAAACCAGCCCTTAAGCTTGCTATTTGGAGCTTTGTGTCTGTAGATAGCGACTCTCTTTCGTAACGCTCAAAAGATCCCAAAGCAGCTATGTAGGCTTTTCGCATATCCTCGCTGTCTATTTGATCTGCTACAGAGCCTGGAGAAACGCCTCCTCTACCAGAACCGTACAAATTAAAAACGGCTAAGTCCTCCAGGCTAATCCGTGATTGATAGGGCCTTGCCATTATATTAACTCCCCGCCAGTTCTAGCTTCTTCAGCTTCTTTGCGTTCCGTTTCGAGTTTCTCTTCAAGCTCTTTGACTCGGTCTGCTAACTCTTGATCTGACCCATAAATAGCATCCATAGCCTTTTCGGAAAAGCCTCTTCGACGAGCAGCTTCGAAAGCAAGGGCTTGCTCTCCAGCACCGATAAGATTGGACACGCGCTGTTCTTTGGCCTCGTCGGCTTCTTTAACGGTTTGTTTTGCGTCATCATACGTTTGTTCCATTCTTCTCTGAGCAATTGCTTGGACATCTTTGTTGGCTTTTGCTCTAAGCTCCGCCTGACGAGCTGCGTATTCGGCTGAATCTTGAATATTAGCAAGCTGAGACCCTTCCCTTAGAGCATCTCCTAACATTTGTCTCTTTTCTGCCGGAGATACCGCAGCCTTGCTTGGGTCTATAGCAATCTCTCTTGCCCTATCGTCGATGTCTTTCTGACCGCCTGTTCGATACCGAACGATATCAGCAACGGCTTTTGCTCCAGACGCCAGTGTTTGAATCCCCCCCAAAGCGGCTTTTCCTGTAGGATCACCTGCTATAAGGGGGGCGTTAGATAAGACCTTGCCGACTAAACCTACAGGTACTGCCATAAGAACCTCCCAGCGCGAGTATACAATAACTAATCAAAGAAGAGTTAAGACGCGAGCGCTTCGAATACCAAAAGAAACTCGATGATAAATAACGTGGTCTACTAAATTAGATGCGTCGTCTGAAAAAAGACCCCCGTAATAACGTTGGACAAACAAACTGCCGTCGGTATTTACAAGAGGTTCCATGTAAATCGTCAAAGTCAAGTCGTGCCAACCAGCAGTCACGTCTTGTTGCAAGTGACTCATGTCAAACTGAAGACACGCTCTTCGCTCAAAACTATCAACCCGCCCTGAGGAGTCACCAGAAGTGGTTTTTGTAGTTTGAAAAATAGAAGACGTAGGTATTGTTCTTTTAGTATGATGAAGAGCAGTTCCGTTTAGCGAAGCTCGTATAAAAACATCGCTAGTCCGAGAAGTGTAACCCGTGGGGTCGTCGTTTTGATCAAAACCAGTTATTACGCCCCTAACTTTATAAGGGTGAATAAAAGCCGACCACTGCCACAAGCTTAGTGAAGCGTCGTAAGGAACATGAACTCTTGCCGAACAACCAGCAATAGGTCGGTATTTATCGCCATCGTTTTCTGACATAGCGTCGGTGAAAAAATCAAGAGACTCAACGGCAAACTCTTGACGAGCCCGCGTCGCTTGTTCTGGCCGAACGTGTTCTTCTTGAACTTTAAAGGAAGAAGAAAAGGAGTCTACGCCGCCGTTTATCTCAGAATAAATTCCTTCGCCCGCGTTAGTAGAATAAACGTTTCTATTGTGCTGGTCTGTACTCAGCGCTAGTTCATCTACATAGGTATAAGGCGTTGTTACTGACATACTAAACCCTCAATCGAATTACTGTAATACTACCATGAGCTATTTGAGCAACCACATCATCGTTTTGAGGATTAAGAACGCATCCATAAACAGATATCTTTTCTAAAGAAGCGGCATCTACGTCTGAGCTTTTTAAAACGGCACAAAGAGCGACATCGCAGTTTTCGTAAACAGTTCTGCTAGCTGTTAATGAGTAAGAATAAAGCGCAGTAGCAAAGTGGTTTACAAAACCTATAGAGTTAACGATGACGTACTCGTCTCCGTCAGACTCCTCAACACCGATACCAAAACCTGCAAAATAACCGGGCGCATTAACACCTCGGTTTGTAGCGTGGTTTACTCTTTGTAAGTGGATGTTTGCCAGTATTAAAAACACTGACGGGATCGTAGACAGGTTGTCGAAAGGCTCAGCCGCTGTGCTTAATACTTGCAGCTTTTTACCGGTGGCATCTTTAAGAATGCTCCAACCGTTGTCCGAGGCACTTGTTCCTGTAGTGATTGTGTCGTTGTTTGACCAGCCAGGAAATGAGTTGCTAAACGAAGCGCTTCCTCCGCGAATAACTTCTTGGGTCTTTGCCACTACCGGGCTTTTTAAATGGTAGTTTGACAAAGCCCCTCGGGCCAGAGCGCCTGGTTGTATGTTGTTTAGCGCGTCTCTTACTTTGTATATTCGCTCGGTTCCTAAATTAGAAGCAGTAACAAGATCTTCTGTTTCATAAGCACCCACATCAACGACAGACTCGGTTGTAGTAGTAGCAGGAAACTTAGGTAGATCTAAGACAAAAAGAGTTCTATTAAAAACAGCAATCCTGTTCGGTTCTACCAAAACGCTTCCGTCAACGTACCCTTGTTGATCGACCAACGGGATTCGTCTTGCTACGATCTCTACTGAGTGAGTCCCAGGAGGAACCTCTTGCGTCGTTCCTAAACGAACAGACATGCACTCTGGGCTCAATGCCGTAGGCTGGTCTGTCCATCTTGCTGTAGAACCCGGTCCCACAGAATTTGGACTTCGGGACTTTTCAGCACGTATTGGTATTGTACCGTTTTGAAAAGTATCAAACTCACCAGTAATCGTATTAACTAAAACGTTCCCGTTTAAACGAATAGCAAATTGGACTTTTGCTCCTTCTATGTTTTGAAGTAAACCGGCAGTACTGCTCAACCCAGCATTGCTATAAGTATGGGCTCCTGTGTTAACAAACCCAAGCCAAATATATTGAACTCTTCCAATAACCCACAACGAAGACACTGTTGTAGTTAAAGACACAGACATGCTTTCTATAACATCCCACTCCATATCGTTCGTTAAAACGTGCTCTGTGGTAGAGGCAGCCCTGTTGGGGTTGGAGTAGGCGCCCGGATTTCCGAAACCTGGATTGCTATCTACAGAAGCCAAATGATAAGAGTAGTAAGCAGTCTTCGATACACCGTCTGTAAAAAAATCAGGTCGGAAAGCCGCTGACTTTTGAGAGATGTTGTTGGTGTTTAGTTTTCCAGACCTCTCCTGAGCGGCAGGAATAAAATCGTTGTTTAGCTCTATAGGATCTAATACATCCTGGTCCTTTAAGGCTCTCTTTGGAAAAACATAAGCCATGTGTGCCTCTAAATGTCTGACCGGAAAGGTGTTCTGCTTCTGGGATTTCCTTGGCTTGCAGTCGTTATATCAAAGACAAACGACGCAATTTCTAATCTTGTTGGGCTAGTAGCTGAGATTTCAAAAGCCCAAGTAGATGTAGTTTCTAAACCAACAGGAATCTGCCTAAAGAAAAGGCGCGGGTCTCTTGTCTTTGCAGTTCCGATTATTGCGTTTCCAGCGATATCGGTAACGATGGAACTTCCGTCGTCTGGTCCAATAGCTCTTACATCGGACATGGATACAACTTCTGACCAAGACCCGTTTCTATAAAATCGAATAGAAAAGTCTCCATTCCAAGCATCTCTCAGACCTATATACATAGTTCTTATGTGAATAGGTGTAAGTCCTGTTTTATCTCCTCTAAGCCAACCAGATCGATAAACAATCTGACGCTCTGGGGGTTCATAAGCAGAAGTTTCTCGGCCCATGACAAAGACTTCGTTTTTTCTCTCAGCACTGCTGTCTCGACCAACAGCCAAAACATACTGCCTATAATCTTCTGTCTGGCAAACATCAGCTATGTGTATTCCCAAAAGCTGTCTTTTCCAATGTCTTCCGTCATAGGTCAAGATTAGTTTCTGAGAAGACTGACCCGCCTCGCAAACAACGCAGCGGTATTCTAACGACTCGGGGTCAATAACAGAGACTGCAGATCTCAAACGAGACTTGTTTATAAAGTTCCTAATGGTTTTGTTTATAGGATTGCTTACAAGCTCAACCTGTCCCGAAGGTGCCATCGTGTAGAAACCATCGCGGGCTAACCACATTAACTTACCGCTTGGAAGAGCTTTTATAGATCGAGGCGCAACACAACCAATGCCCTGAGCTAAAGGAACAGGAACAGAAAAGTCAACCAACTCATAAACACTGTTTTCTGTAAAAGCCAAAAGCTTGCCTGCGTGAGAAGCAAGACCTGTAATCTCAGAACCACCAGAATCTGGATAAACGGCGTCTTGGGCAGCAAAAGTTCCTGGCAGACCAACAAACGAACGACGAACAACCCCAGGGTCTCCAGCTACGTTTCCGATTACCAAACGACCTTGGTGAGTACACATCACCCGAAATACAGGCACTGCTATAATTTCAGGCATTGGTATGCCCAGTCCGCTGTCTGGAATATTATCGGGGTACGTTATCTGTCTGTTGTTTGGGATTCGAACAAGAAGCTGTGGAATTGTGCTGACGTGCTTAACATCAGGAGTTCTGTACAATCGAATAGCAACGCAGTGTTCTGGACCGTCCCCTTCTATCCGCACAAAAAACTGTCGGGTTAAGTCATCTAACTCTGAACCTGTAACAACAGCAGGATCCGTAGTATCGTCTCCAGAAGAGAAAGGATCTGATTGAAGAGTGCTGACCTTAACCAAGTTGCTGGGAGCAGACGGTTGCGAAAGGTTACCAAAGACATCTTCCCATTGAACATAATAATACCAACCCCCAGAAAGAAGAGCGCCGGTTTGTCCGTCTAAGATATCGCCTACTGTTCCAATCTTCCCAGGCCAAGAGTAACCAAAATCGTTGCTATAGTGAGACCTTCTTTGATCTGGCGGTGTAGGTCGAGGTCCTTCGCTAAAGGGAACACCTGGAACGTTTCTAAAACCTAAGGGAAAAGCGTAACCCTCGTGGTTAATTACCAGTGCCCCGTCAATGCCGTTGGTATATATGATCTTGTTGTTTAGAACCAAAAACTGGTCAGGGTACAAAGCCCGGTGGTCATTAGACAACCCGGTTGCTATTTCTACCCAACCACGGATAGCTCCTTTGTGCAAATACAGCTTTGTGCCTGCTCTAACTAAAAGCGTGTCTGCTATTCCTGCTTCTAATCCTGCGTGAAATATCCCGCGCATATCACCGAATATTTCAACGGGAACCCCTCGATAGGGCTCGTAAACAGCAGGTCCTATGACAGACCTAAGCGTTCCGTCTTGAGTTAGCTCCAGGTTTTGAATCTTTTGAGCTAACGTAGCCGCAGAGTATAAAACCTGTGCCTCACCAGGAGGCACAATCAGTTGTATATCCTGTGTTTGCGCTGGACCTGCCATTTAACTCTACTTCGCAGAAAGAGCTTCTTGCTCTGGTTCGTTTTTCCAAGCAGCGGATAAAAGCTCAGTTGCGTTGTCTTCTTTCTTCAAGTCGGGCACTTCTCGATATACACGAGATCTCCAACTCATATACTTCTCACCAGGCAATGGCTCAGGAATATCCCAGGTCTTTTCTCCAACTGCTTTGGCTTCAGTAACTTTCTGGTCTTCTTGAGGAACAACCCAAGCGTGACGATCTTCGTCGTATTGCCAAGAAAGAGGAACCCAATCAAACTGGCCTCGGTGCTCCTTATCAGAACCAACAAACTCGACGCCGTTCTTGGTCATCATCACAGCAGACCACATAGCTTTATTGTGCATGGGACCGCTTACACTAACAATCAGGGCTTCTTCCCGTAGCCCGATCATCGTGTTGCGGTGCATCTTATCGCCCAACTGGGGGCGTGGTATCTTAGTTAACATGTCTTCCTCGTAAAAGCGCTTTGGTGCGCCGTTGTATCATAACAGGTTAGTCTACAGAAGAACTAAAAGTCCCGAAACGCCTGCGTAGCGTAGTGCCATCTAAAGGCACAGGTTCTACAGCCTTCCCAGGGTTAGCGTAGCGCAAACGATACCTTTGAGCCAGTTCGTTATACCTGTTGAGATGGGCAGCTGCACCAGCTTGATCTACTCCGTCCTGAAGACAAAGATAATACAAAGAAAGCTCAATAAGAGTAGACACGGCATCTCTTTGAATAGGGGCAGTGTCTTGGTCGTCAATGAACTTCTTAGGAAGACGAAGAACGCGAAAGTCCAACTCATAACGAGCATCATGTTGCGGGTAAGGACGATATGCAAAGTAACCCGTGGAATGCTTCATGGGTCTGTAGTAGTCAGGAATGATGCTACCGTCCCAAGTAAAACTCGCATCAGGAGTTACTGTGTCAGGGTCAATCTCCGTCAACAAGTAGTAGATACCCGCCTTCTCTACATTGTTATAAGAAGCTGGAGAGCCGCCAAACGTTTTGACCTTAGACCTGGCTACATAAAGGCGAAGACGCAACCCAGAACGAGTCTTTCTCGTAGTTCCAGAAACACCGTAGTTGGTCATTTGGTCGATGTTGGTCATTTGAATTTTAATCTTCTTTCCAGCAGCTCCTTTACTGTCGTGATCGATCTCTAAACTAATGGGAGAAGGAGCACTTTCCCAAACAGGATCTGAAATGCCAATAGGCGACTTCTGCCACTCGTCTTCTCGCTTGCCCCATACATAGGTATAGACAAAAGAAAATTTACCTTGTTGCCAAGGACCAACCCAGTCAGCTTCTTGACCCGTAAGCGCAACTTCTGGCGCAGAACGCGGCGGCGGAAGTTGAAAGTGCCGACTGCGGTAGAAACGATAAGGACGACCCTTGGTCTCTCCTTGGAAATCTACCATGTCTTGTCGATAAGCCCCTGCTGTATCGACTGCCCAAACTTGTTGGCGAGTAGAGTCGTAGATGCGAGCAGGTTCCAAAACCTGCATCACATCGTCTCTCATAAAGAATTCAGGCTGGTAGATACGGAATGTCATCAACGTATCGGTCGTATCCCAACGACGATCGAGAGAAACGTAAACGATCTCTCCACTAACCCACCATTCTCGGCACTGTCTTCGGTGCCATTGGCCGCTGCCGTCCTTGACCTCCAGGTGCATGATGCCGTCCCAGGTGCCATCTGTCTTCAAAGTGTTGTCTTTCCAAGCTTTTGCTGTAGCATTAGCGGAAGCATTGCCCAGGTTGACTCCTGCGGTATCTGTAATCCTAAGAACATTAACGTCGGAACCTTCGGCGTTAATAGCAAGGTTGTGATTGCCGCTTACTGTTTCTTTTCTAAGAACAATGTGTTCTTCGTCAGGAACAAGCGCTTCAGGAACATCGCCTGCTAATCGATCTAAAGCAGCGTTCAAAGCAGAGCGAACTCTTTTGTCAAACGTAGTTCCTGAGCTATCCCAAGCTCGCATTTCCAAAAGACGCTCGCGAAGAGCCCCAAGAGACACGTCCATTTTCCCTCCAAAGAAAAGGGCCGGGGCCTTTTGAGCCCCGACCCTAATGTATCACGTTACAGCGAGTTACTGTAGATCGATGTAGGCATCGCTCAAACCGCCGGAAGTAGCGCTGGTTGCATAACCAAACACAGCTCCTCCGGTTGAAGCAGCTTCCGCTGTTCCAGCAGTAGCCTTAGAGCACAGAGTGTTACCGGCGCTAACAGAAGCGGTCTTAACAACACAAGCCCCTTGGACAATAACCCAACCGTACTGGTTGGCTGCAATCGCATGATCAGCAACACCGACCAAAAGAATGCGCTTAAGAGCAGCCGACGCGCTTGAGGTCTTGGCCTGGAATGGGTCACTGGTGGAGTCACGCTCCAACAGGTCATTCGCGGAAAAACCAGCACTGGATGCCTTCACAAACATCCAGACACGATCTCCCTTAAGAGACGCATCGGCAGCTGTAACCTCATCAGCAGGTTGAGTACGAAGACTACCCAAAGCATACTGCTCATTAGAGTAGGTCGTGCTAAAAGAATCAGTCTTTACAGTTCCCATAATGACCTCCTAAGCGTTCGTGCCGCCAGTTACGATGCCTTGGGCAACGAGCTTGGTGCAGATAAGGTTAGATTGCATGGAGAAGAGAGCCGTTACGACGTCCTGGTCACCAACACGTTCCTTGAACTCGCTGATGTTCGGAGCTTCCGACATCGGCATTTCAAGGTAGTCAGTGTTCAAGAAGTACGCCATTCCCTCGGTAGGCCCGGTGCCTGCTGCCGTGGTCTTGGAGTCGTCGAAGTTAGCAAGGTCGAGATCGATCGAAGAATAAACCTTCGCAATTCCGATACCAAGCTCAAGCGTGTTGCTCTTCTCAGTCTTATCCTCAACAACTTTGATGCGAACCAAGTCACGCCGGTCTTTCTCAAAGTTGGTGTAAGTGTCATCGTCCATGATCACCAGGTCAGGTCCCTTTCCAGAACCAGCATAGTGAGCACAAGTACGATACATCTTACGCAACTTGGAAATACCGTGAGTAGCGAAACTGGTGATGTCGTCGTAGTTGTTGTAGTGGAAGTAGCTAACAGCCTTTTCCACGCCCTGAACCGAGTCACCAGCCTGATTGGCAGGAGTATCAGCACGGAGTAGACCGTTGGTTACACCAGTTCCAATACCGTCAACCACTTCACCGTTAAGAGTCAAAAGACCCTTTAGTTCAGAAGTCTGGAAAACGACACCGCGACTAGCACCGGTAAGAAGGTAAGAGTTCAGGTCAGCCTTGACACCTTCCATCACAGTCTGAGGATACTCCTCGATGAGACGGATGATGGCCAGCTTGCCGCTGTTCATCTGAAGTTCCTTCTTAGGAATGTTGATAGCGACCACCAGACGGTGAGGCTCAACTTGAAACTTCTTGATTTGTTGACGGCGAGTCATGTTCAAAAGCTCGTCACCGACGTAGACACCAACACCGCGAGCAGGGGCAGAACCAGTGAAGGTACGCTCAATAAAAGAGCCGCCTTCCATGGGCATCCGAGCCTTGGCGTTAAGTGCTTCGTACAGCTCATTGCTTCGAACGAAAGAATTTACGAGAGGACCACGCAGGTCCGCAAACGTAGTATTCAATACTTCGGTAGAAATGGACATTTAAATGCACCTTGTTGTTTATTACGGGACAGAGGCAAGCTCGCACGAGTGGCCACGCCCCAAAGAATAGGGGGTCGGAAATTATTCCACTTGTCTTAGCCTGCCTCGTCTTGCCTTAGCTCGGACTCCGAAGAGCTACCCGACAGCAATGTTAGGTGCTGTGTTAAAACTACATCGTTTAAATAATCGATGCAACTTTATACCGTTATTTTTTTACCAGCCATTATTTGCATAGGGTCATTAGACACAGCCCTAATCTTCTTATTTTTCTTACCGAGCGCTTGTTTCAGCAGGCTCTTCTGCCTTTTCGCAGACGGCAGCGTAGTGTTTTGGACATCTGTGCCAATCATAGAGCCTTGCCTCGCTTAATAAACAACGGCATGATACCATAACGCAGGAGGAAGACTGTGACGAATCGGCTAAAAGCGCTACCGAAAGGCTCAACTATCGCAGAGATACCAGAGTTAGACATGCGTAAAGTTCAAGCGATGTTCTCTACGCCCGATGCTTTTGTGTCTATGTGCCAGATTGTGCGAGAAGACGAGTCCATCGGCTACATGACTCCGACTAAGACTCAGCGGAAACTATTAGACGCCTACCACAACAACCGCTGGACTTTAGTAAATAAGTTTCGCCAAGCTAAAGTTACTACTATTTCCGTCATGCTCCTGTTGCGCGACTGTATGTATTTAGAAGGAGTTAAGGGACTTCTTATCGCAGAGCGTCAAGACACTGCCGAAGACATCTTCGAACGAATCCTCTTTGCTTACAATCGACTGCCCGACTCCGTAAAAACGCCCATGGCCAAGGGTCGAAAAGCAGGAACAACGCAGATGCACTTCTGCCATGGCGGCGGCATCAAGGTTCTAACCGCAGGCGGTCGCTCCCCAGCTATCGGTCGTTCGATTGACCGACTGGTCATCACCGAGTTTGGTGAAGCACAATGGCAACGCAAAGCAGCAATTAACATCTTCCCGACGGTCAATAAGCGACCCAATGCCCGTGTCATTTTGGAGTCAACACCAGGACGCGCAGGGTCTCATCACGAGCAGATGTGGCAGTCTGCCTTAGAGGGCAAAAGCCGCTTCAACCCTTTGTTCTTAGATTGGTGGGACGACGACAGTTGTAGAATCGAAGACCCGTCCATAAAACTTACGCTGGAAGAGCAAGCGTATATGGAACGACATAACGGCATGGACTTGGGCAACATGGCATTTAGGCGCAGTGCTCTAAACACAGAGTTTGTTGGAGATACCCGACTATTCTGCGCCAAGTACCCGTCCGACCCCTACGACGGTTGGCTTGGCTCTTTGGCGCCTGTCATGCCGGTAGAAGTTCTTAAACCGTTATTAGCGCGTGCTGTTCCCGACCCCGTACCAGGGGCTCTTGGCTGTTCAGTAATCGAAATGCCCAAACCAGGCGCTAAATACTTAATCACTGCCGACCCCGCCGGGTTTGGTGGTTCTGGAGATAAGAGCGCACTGACTGTTTGGGATGCAACAGAGCGTAGAGAAGTGGCTTTCTGGGAAGATCGAGAAGACCCAGGCAGGTTTGCTCATCGACTAATGAGCATTCAGAAACACTACAACAACGCCTTGCTTTGCGTAGAGTCCAACGCCACCGCCTGTATTGCTGTTTTAAAAGACAAGCGATGTCCAAACATAATGTGGACAGATCGCAACCACCCCGGTTGGTACGCTACAGCCAAAAGAATTCAAGAGGCAGAAGCGCGATTAGTACAAATGATTCGACAAGAAGAAATAGATATTAAAAGTCGAGGCATGTTGCACCAGTTGGTTAACTACGACGGCAGTACTAAAAAGCGCGTAAAAGGCTTAGACGGTACAACGCATCACTTTGACCGCGCCCGAACGGCTGTTATGGCAGCAGATGTTTTATCGCGTAGATTCTTCACACGCGCTAATATCGAAGAGCAACCAGAGGAGCGTATCCCTGGACAGCTTACCGTTAGAGATTTAGACCGATACTCAAAAAGAAAATCGAAAGAAGCCTCTAATATTTTTCGACCGCCCCCAAGAGAGTGGATGTAGGAGCTAAAAATGGCCCAAAAAGAAAAAGATTTCCGAAAAATGATTGAAGAGGCGTACAGAAAACACGGCGGTCGAGGTAAGGCTACCGGTGAGTTAAAGGCAAAGGGCAAAGAGACTTTGAAGAAAGTTAAGCCTGAAGAGGTAAAATATGCCTAAACTGTCTACTTTAATAGAACGTCATAAACGCTTTTACGAAGAAAACGAAAAGAAGCAGTTTGATAAAGCCCGTCGGTTTTATCGGGGCGACTTCTATTCTCAAAAGTCGGTAGATGTTGAAAGAAACAACAACCTACACCTGTGTTCTAAAAACTTAATCTACGCGATTGCTGACACTGCTGTTTCTGCGTTGCTTGGTCCAAATCCCCAAGTAGCAGCGATGCCGAGAAACCGGCGCAGTTCAGAGGCAACTCCAGCTGTAACAGGTTTGTTAGAATACATCTTCAGAGAAAATCGGATGCGCCGACGCGCAGCTACGGCATTGATCGACGCAGTTCTTTGCAAACGAGGTATTTTTAAAACCAGCTGGAGCGTAGATAAAGACTGCCCGACTGTTAAGGTATGCGATCCATCAACCGTGTTTTTCGATCTAACAGTACGAGATGTTAACGACATTAAGTACTGGTTAGAAGCAACCGTGCTTCCATTTGCTGAGTTCAAAGCCCGAGTAGAATCGGGCCACTACAAAGCCAATCTCGCAGATGTGCGACCAGACCGCTATCCGTCGTGGATGCTTGGCGACGACCAAAAGGGAATGACCGATTCTATTCGGGATGCTTTTGAGTGGATTACTGTCTGGGAATATTACGATCGCGAAACCAACAAGGTGATGCACTACGTGCAGCAAATCGACCAAGTCGTTTTTGAATCGACGATTGAGTATATCCCTTACTCGATGTTTAGCCTGAACCAATCAGGAATCGACTGTTTGGGCCTGTCAGAGGTTCAACTGGTGCTAAACCAGCAAGAAACAGTCAACGACTTGCTTACTCACATGAAGCGAATCACGTACTTACAGATTCCTCGCATCCTCTACGATGCCGGTCGAATCAGCGAGGAAGACCTTAACAAGGCAGTAGAAGCAACTGCTGGTTCTTTTATCGGTATGGCTCCTCAGAACTCCGAAGCCTTAAGAACGTTGGCTTCTCTATTCTACGAAATGCCCATGCCCCAAACGCCTCAAGGCGTGGTTGCTTTTATCGATAGACAAGAAAACGACGCTGCGTTTATTTCAGCCCTGGCTGAAGCTGCTCGTGGACAAGTGGTTGGTGCGCGTACCGCTACAGAGATGGCAATCATCGATGCCCAGATGAAAAACCGCTTGGCTACTCGCGAGGGACATCTAAACGACGCCATGGAAGATTTAGCAAGCAAAGCTTACTACCTGTGTCAAAAGTACATGCGGGGCGAAAAAATGATCAAGGTAGCAGGAAACCGAAAGTGGTCTTCTGTAACACTCGATACAATCCAAGAAGTAGAAGTTGCTTTTGACATGGTTAGCCACAACCCAATCAAGACCAACCCAGCGGTCATGATTGAAACGCTTCTTCAACTCATTCCATTGCTTCAGCAAGATCCAAACATCAATACGCGACAGCTTACCGAAGAAATCGTAAAGGGTATTGGTTTACCAACAAAACTCCTTATGCCCGAAGAAGATGTCGCAGCAGCTACTCAAATGCAGATGGAGCAACAGCAACAAATAGCCTTGGGTGGAGCAGCCGCTCCAGCGCCCGGTGGTGAAGCAGCGCCGTCTCCAGAAGACTTAGCGATGTTGGAAATGATGGCGGCGGCAGCTGCAGGCGGCGAAGGCCAAGCAGCCCCGGAAGAAAGTATGGCAGCAGGTGGTGGAGCACCTATTAGAGAGGCAGGCTGATGTCGTTAGACCAGATATACGAAGGTCCAGCAGGGGCAGCTCCTGGTGAGCGACAAGGACCGTCGGCGCGTGAAGTCCTCCAGAACATGAGGAGACAGAATCACCATATTGACGACGCACTTTACTACGCCAAAAAACACGGACCTTACTCAGGCAAAGACCAAGGCCATATTGCGCATGCGTCTGACATTTACAGAGCTTCAGGCATTGATTACGACCGCTTGTCTAAAGGGGCGAAAGTATATTCGGGCAGCAAAGACGGCATGGATTACGAAATCTTCGAAGACTCTGAAGGCAAACGATTCTCTTTTCTGAAAACGCCCAAAGGAATGATTCACGTCACCGGTCACCGTACCTGGCAGCAAGATAGGAAGGACAATGTACAAAAGTAAACCCAAGAAGAAAGCTCTTTCCGAAGCCTTGTCTAAGGCAAAGAAAAAGAAGAAGTACTAATGGCTATGGATGCTGGCGATAGAAAGCGAAAGGCGATGCTTCTGAAGAAGCACGGACTGGAGGGCTGTAACAAGCCCAAGAGAACGCCCAAGCACCCTAAAAAGAGCCACATTGTCATGGCGTGTGAGGGCGGTAAGTTCAAAATCATACGTTTCGGCGAGCAAGGGGCCAAGACCGCAGGTAAGCCCAAAGAGGGCGAAACCGAAACGATGAAGAAAAAGCGCAAGAGCTTCAAATCCCGGCACGCTAAAAACATTGCAAAAGGCAAGATGAGCGCAGCTTATTGGGCCAATAAGGTGAAATGGTAATGGCCAAGAAAAAAAGCCGGGTTAACGAAGCAGGAAACTATACCAAACCTGGTATGAGAAAAAAGTTGTTCGAAGCAATCAAGCGAGGTGGTAAAGGCGGGAAGCCTGGACAGTGGTCTGCTCGTAAAGCGCAAATGCTCGCCAAAAGATATAAAGAGAAAGGCGGAGGTTACAAGAACTAATGGCAAAGAAGAAAAGCCAGAAAAGCCTTGACCGCTGGACTAAGCAGGATTGGGGGACAAAGAGCGGAAAGCCCAGCACTCAAGGGCCAAAGGCGACGGGTGAGGTGTACCTTCCTAAAAGCAAAAGAGAGCAGCTGTCGTCTGCTGTAATAGCAGGAGCCACCCGTAAAAAGCGCAAAGCTACCCGCGAGGGTAAGCAGTACTCTAAGCACGGTTTAGCTGCCGGAACGAGCAAAGACTAATGGCTGAATACGACGAAATGATGGCCGTCCTTCGACAAGATGCCCGTGCGGCAGATGCTTGTCCCGAGGCCACCCAGAACCTTGAACTCAATCTTGAAAATCGCCAGAACGCCTTGGACACAAAAATGTACGGTCCAGCCAACCCTGGTCTCGACGACGAAGGCGGCAATGCTGAGTTCTGGCAAAAGTACGCAGACAAGTTTAACGACAGCGTCGAAAACGTCATGACGATGCGCTGCGCCAACTGCTCGTTTTTCGACACCACCGATCAAACGCTTGCTTGTATCGAAGGCGGTCTTGGAGACGAGGCTGACCCGGAAAGAGCTGTAGAGGCAGGAGACCTCGGATACTGTCAAGCGCTTGACTTCAAGTGCGCTTCTGCGCGAGTCTGCATTGTGTGGGCAGGGAGGCAATAGAAATGGCTAAAAAGGACCAGGTATCTAAAGACATTAAGAAGTATATGTCTCACGGCAAGCCGCAAAAGCAGGCTATTGCCATTGCCTTGTCTAAAGCCCGAGGAAAGAAGTAATGCCTACGCCCAACGACGAGAGGGACTACAAAAAGGAGTACGCCAGAGACCATTCTTCCGAGGCCGATAAAAAAGATCGAGCAGGCAGAAACGCCGCCCGTGCTGCCAAAACAAAACAAGAAGGCGAGGCGGCTATGGCGGGTAAAGACGTCCATCACAAAAACGGAGACCCTACCGATAATTCTCCCAGTAACCTGCAACTTACAGATCCCCACGACAATCGTGGTAAGCTAAGAGAAGCACTCGGAGAGGGTAGTAGTTATGCCTGAGTTCGACCAAATCGCGGTTGCTCAAGACGCTGTGGAAAAAGAAAAAGAACAAGACGCGCCTACCCCAGATTACAGACCAGTTCAAAAAGCAGAGAGTTGGAAACTAAGGAAACCCCACCCATACTGGAGACCTGATATCTCTAACAAAAACCTAAGGCTTGAACTCTGGTTACAAGAATCCGAGAGTGATAGACTTTATTGGTCCGATGTTTTAGGACCCAGGAGAAAATAATGCCCGGCGTAATGAGAAAAACTGTTGGAATGAAACAAGCTACAAAAGACTATAACCCATCGGCTGAAGATGTTAGTCACAAAGCCGTTTTAGCGGCCCCGAAGAAGAAGAAGAAAAAACAATCTATGGCAGAAGTGATGGAAGAAGCTCGCAGACGCGAGACACCCCCAGGAAAACCTGGTCTTGGACGAGGACGTATTTTCTAATGGCGTTTGTTGCTCATGGTCTGAAGTGTAACTCCTGCGGGGAGAAAGATTCTCATGTCTTCTACCGAAAATCGAACGGTCCCCCGCCGTGTCCAAGCTGCGGTGGGGCTCGCTCTATTGACTGGACTCACGGCAAATTTCCTGGGGTCAGTGGCGATGGCATTGGTTCGTTCACGCCTGTAGACATGGGCGTTCTTGGATACTGCGAAACTCGGGAAGATTATAACCGAGCCGTGGGCGTCATCAAAGAACGCTTCCCCGGACATCGTGTGGAAATCGAAAGCGAAACCCAGACTCAAAAGGATACCCGCCTCGACGAGCGAATGCACAAGCAGTGGGTAGATCGAAAAAGTCGGAATATCGATTCAACTCTAATGAAAGAAGTTAAAGAAAAGAGCACCGCCTACAAGAAAGAAGCCAGGTCTAAAGCCGTTGCTCAAAACGCAAACCCGAACAAGGCAAAAGTCGCAAAAAGGGTGGGTTCGGCAGGCAAAAACGCAGGAAGCTGGGGTCAGTAATGCCAGACCCCTCCGAGCTTGCGGAAGCCAATCAACGCGCCACTACGCGCTTTCGAACACTTCGTCGAGTAGTAGAGCTTTTGCCCTACGACATAACCGTGTATGAAGACACACTAACGGGCGATCGAAGGAAGCTTCCAAATAAGGCGGTTGTAATGTATGGTGTAGCGGTCGCTTTTGAGTTAGCAGAATCCACCAACCCTTCTCAAGAGCAACAAGACGAGTCGCTTGGAGAAACCAATGGCTGATGAAAACGACAAACCAACAAAAAGCATCAGCTGGAATAATCAACTAAAACCTCTTCTCAAGATTCTTGATGCTCTTGAGAGAGGAGACGAGGAGGCAGCTATGGCTGTTGAAAGACCAAAAGAGTTAGAAGCAGACATGGCAGCCATGAAAGAAGGCACTATGGACATGGACATGGAAGCCGAGGACATGGAAGCCAAGGACATGGAAGCCAAGGACATGGACAAGGCCGACAACGCCGAGGGCGTGGACCTTGCTCCCCTGGTAGCCGTTGTAGGAAGCCCCGAGGCAGCCGCTCGTATCTGGGAAGCATCCCGGCAACGAGACGACTTGGCAGCTATGACTCCTCAAGAACTTGCAGACATGCTTAAAGAAGACTTCCAACTTCTTATGGAGCTTGAAAAGCTTGCCGCCCAAATGGAAGGCGAAGATATGCCAATGGAAGAAATGGCTCCTGAAGACATGATGGCTGCTGGACCCGATATGGGAATGGGCATGGGAGCCCCCGCAGCACCAATGCCCGCTGGTAATCCAGGCGGCGGTATGATGCCTGGTGGATATTAGGAGATAAAAAATGAGTGAGAACGATACCCCCGCTGAGGGGGCGGAAACGAGCACGGAAGGCTCGGCACCCGCCTCCTCGGAAACCTCTTCGGCCCCCGTCGAAGCCGCTGCCAACACCGGGACGGATTCAGCACCTACTACGGAAGGTGGTGGCTCGACGGATGGCCCCACCACCGAAGGCTCTGGCCTCGACGTCGGAGGGGGCTGGAACGGAGAAATGGAAAGCGTTCGCGCTGCGGAATGGTTCAATGGCCTCGACGCCAAAGCAAAAGCGACCGTTCTGTCGGGTCTTGAGAACAAGTACAAGAACTGGCAACGCGGCTATACCGACAAGTTTGAAGAAATGTCGAAGCGCCGCAAGGCAATGGAAGCCCGAGAAGAGCGCATAAAAGAACAAGAAAAGCGTGTGCAGAGATGGCTCTACGGCGAAGGCGACCCCATCGCCGAGCTTAAAGAGCAAATCAAAGCGATGGAAGCTGAGAAGCAACGAATCTCAGACGACTTCGAAGGCCAGATGAAGAAAGCCCTTGAAGAGGCCGAGAAAGCAGGAGCAACGGACTACAACAAGGTTCTTGCCCAACGAGATGCTTTGGTAGAAAGATACAAAGAGCTACAAGAGCAAATCAAAGCTACAGAAGAGGCAAGGCTTGAAGAAGAGGTCGATGTCTGGGATACCTGGCTAAAAGGAGAAGCCCCAGACCTCTACGAAGAGTTTGAGGACGAAGAGCTTCTGGCTAAGCGAGACGAAGCGTTCGAATGGTTCTGCCGACTTGCCGCTACGGGCATGGAAAAAGAAATGGCTCTTACTATGCTTAGAGCACACTTCCCTAAGATTGAAGCTCCTGAGCCAGTTCCTGAAGTCGTAGAAGAAGCCCCTAAGGCAGCAGAACCAGAGCCCGTTCCTGACAGCGTATCCCTTATGAATATGGGAACAGGTCAAGCAGGTTCTACCTCCTCGTCGGACCCACGTAGCTTTGATCAAATCATCGATGCGATGCGACGAGCCGCTCAAAATAGCCTTTAGGAATAAGCCATGCCTTTAGCTCAGTTAATTATGGACCCCTCGGGGGACGACCCTATCGTGGTTTTGGATTGCGGAAAGCAAGGGGTCCACTATGTAGACCTTACAAACGTAGTGGGCTTTACCGTTAACTCGGCGTCCTTGAAGATATACCTGATTGGATCGGAAATCTTTCTACAGGGAATCAGTTCCAGGGACGGAGAGCGCATCGTAGAGCGATGGCTCTCCCTTAGAAAAATCCATTAAGGCAGAGTCAAGACCCGCTGATTCGATCTTCTAAAAGTTCTACAGCAGTCTTGCGGGTCTTGCCGTCTTTCTCCGCCTCCAACAATGCCTCCAGGTACATGTCGTAGTCACCCGTGGCCAAAGCAGCGCGGAGCTTCTTAACCGACAAATCCAATACTTCAAGAGGTACGTCCACAACAGGTTCCTTAACTTCGTCGTCGAGACCTTGTAACTCGCAGTTGTACAGCTTGCTGTGGGCAAACGCGATTAAAGAGTCTACAGAAGTCGAAGAAAGCTCAAATTCTAAAACAGCTTTGTCGTTTCGATGGCTGCCATAACCAGCCCCGCGTTGATAAGAAATAACCCGA